TGTGTTGACTGTGTATGCGTTGTGGTCCTTCACGGATGTACTCTTTACTTGTACCTTTAGATCACCCGCTGGACAGCTAACTATAAAGTCCCAAGGCATCGGCGTTGTTGTTGGATGTGGTTCAAAGTCACGCTCCAAACACTCTTTAATAAACACGGTCTCTGCAATAGTACCGATGCGTTGTGCTTTGGAAGTTGGCATAGTTAAGTCTTGGGTATCGTACAGGGTAGCAAGTGAAGTATAGTAATCGTATTGTAACTCTGCCATCTTAATTTCTCCTCTCCCATCCTATAAGATAAGCTAAGAACTTCTTTAATAAATCAATGTCGTCCTTAACTTTCCCCATAGATTGATTACATCTATTACATAACAAACCTCTTATCTTTCCAGTCTTATGGCAGTGGTCTACATCTAACAGTCTTTTGTTACCGGGACTCTGTCCATGCCTATTACATATAGCACATTTACCCTTCTGTTCTTTAAGCATCACTTCGTAATCTTCAGGTGTTATTCCATATCTAACTTTCAAGTGCTGCTTTCTACACAACGCCTTGAAGTGATCTGAGTTTTCATCCATCCATTGACGTTGTTGAGTGCGTCTGCAATCTTTGCACACTTTCCTGTATCCCGTTTTAGACTTCTTACATTTAACAAACTCGTGGATTTCTTTAGTCTCTCCACATTTATTACAAGTATCAGTGCTCATCTTAATGCGTCTCCGCCCAGTTGTTTCCAATCTTGAACTCTCCGTCCAACCGTACATTCATCCGTAGTTGTTTACCTGCGTGGCGAATCGCTTCGACTGCTAGATGTCCGAATGCTTCTGCTTTGTCGGGTAGTACTTCAGCTTGGAACTCGTCGTGGATATTAGCAACGAATGCGTACTCTCTGCCGTGTTGCCATCTTAGCTGGTTGAGCTTATGAAACAATTGGACAAGTGCTACTTTCATTACTACTGCACCTGCTGATTGCAATAACATATTAAGTGCTGCGTGACTGCTTCGTATCGGGAGGATGCGTCCGTCAAGACCGATCAACTCCCCACCGTGCTTTACCTTTCGTTGTACATCCTGTTGTAAACGAGCGAGTGCTGGCAGACTACTGAAGAACTTACGCTTTAGTTTTTGTCCGAGCTGTGCGTTACCACCTGCTATGTTCCCAATCTTCTCGTCACCTGCTCCATATAATAGGGCGTAGATAAACGTCTTAGCTTGGTCACGTGTCTCTAGTCCCGCTGCCTTTTGATTCACTGTGTGTACATCTCCTTCGGTCACGATCTTAGCGTACTGTCCTCTGTCGTAGAACGCCATGTAGTGGGCAAGCATACGAAGCTCAAGTCCAGATGCGTCACACCCTACTAACTTGTAACCGTTACGTACTGTGAATAACTCTCTACATTTCTCTCCGTATTCTAAGCGTGAGCTAGGTACTTGTGCTAAGTTCGGGGAACTATGAGTGCATCTACCTGTAACTGCTCCGTTGGTATTTACTTTTCCGTGCAAGATTCCACCCTTCTGTAGTTTTAACCATGCGTTCTGTCCTTCCGACAACTGACCAAGTCTCTTAGTTACCATTAAGTAATCCAGTAAGTCCTTGGCTATTGGATGGTCTATGCTAGTGAGTGTCTGCTCATCTATCTTTGGTTTAACTCCATCAGATTCAACAGGAAGTTCTATGCCTAAATTACTAAACACTTCTTTTATTTGTGGTCTGCTCCCCGGATTAAAAGGTTCTACTTTTTCTTTGAGGTCCATCTTAACTGCGTCGTTAACATAAGCTAACTTCAGCTTGGCTTCTCTTAACTTCTCACGAAGTAGTCCCTTGGTTTCAGCTTGGTATAAAGTACCTTCAGCTTCTACCTCCCAACCCTTAGCTGTCTTCATTGTTGTAATCTTAGGCGGTACTTTCTTTTGTAGTTCATCTAAGAGTCCAGCTCTTCTCATTATCAACTCAGCTTCTAGTAGTTCTGCTTTATCCATATCGAACTTAAACCCGTGTCGCTCTTGCATACAAATAACAAACTTGAACCAGTGCTCAATCGCTATCATCTCCCGGCTAGGGTTCTCCTTAAATAGATGATCGTACAGCTCCTTAGTGACGATAACATCACGCTCACAGTACTTCCGCATCTCTTCGTTGTACTCATCGAACGCTCCGTCTTTCTCTCCATATGTCAGCTTAACTGCACCACCTATCCGGTGTCCCCAAGCTCTTAAACTATGCTTACCTAATATATCTTCGTTAAAAGCTTTTTCTACTTTCTCATACACATAGTTCTTAACAAACTTTTCAGCACATTCACCAGACAATCCTTGTTCCTGAGCTAAAGCTTGAGCTTCACGTCTTGGTTTCTCACTTAATTTTGTTCGTTCTACTATATCACCAGTCATAACATCAGGAAAAACACAGCGACTAACTACTGATGTGTCTAATACTTTAATAAGCGGTGGCGAGAAGCCGTACATTTTCTTCAACGCTGGTATGTCGAAATGCATTACGCCGTGTCCGACAATACGTTCCGCTTTCTTTAGCTCCTCTACTCCACGCTCGATACTTTCCCCGTGAAACGTCAGCATCTTAGGGATCATAGGATCGTAGATAGATAGACAATGTACAGTGTGAAGGTCAGAGAGCGTGGCCCAATCGTTAATCTTGTTGGTCTCTATATCAAAGAATAGTGTTCGTGTCATATTTAGAATGGGTTATTGGTTTCATCGTTTGTTGGTTTGAACACATCAGGAGTGTACCGTCCAGTGTCTCCACTATAGTAGAGTGTGTCGCAGTGTCCCGTCTGTCCGCTGAATCTATTCTTTAAGACTCGGACTCGTGTTTCGTTGCTTATTGTTTCGCTTTGTTGGTTACGTTCCAGACCGATCACCATATCCGACAGCTGTGCGATTGCTTGGCTACCTCTGAGGTGGTGCAGACTTACTCGTCCTCCTTCTTCATGTCCACTATCAACACGCTTCAGATGACTGACAAGTACCATACCACACCCTGTCTCTTCAACAAGACTCCTAAGTTTAGTCATGGTGTTATCGATCAATCGTCGCTCGTCATCTCCTTGGATACCACTAACAACAATCGATAGGTGATCCAAGAAGATCCACTTACAATCGTACCCCTTAACCAAGTACTTTATCTTACCTAGTAAGTTGTCGCTATCCATACTACCGAAGTGATCGTAGGTGTAGAAGTTCCCGTTACCTACCGTCTCTTCAAACGCAGGTCTCAGTACCTCCTCACTTGTATCGTCTTCCTCAAGGTGGATAGGTTTGTTTATGTGGATGCCCATGATACCAAGAGCTGTGCGTCGTACACTTTCTTCAAGAGCTATGTATCCTACCTTCTCGTTAAGTCCGAGGATGTGGTGAGCGATCTCTCTACAGAACAACGACTTACCTATACCACTCCCTGCACACACGGTAACAAGTTCTCCTTGTCTCAGTCCAAGCGTCAGCTCATTCAGTCCAGCGTATGGATAAGGTATAGATTTACTGTGCTGTCGATCAGCGATAACATCCCATAGTTCTTTACCGTTTACGATTCCGTCTGGTCTGTACTCTCGTGCGTCGAACAAGCAACTGACTAACTCCTTTGCTCGTCCAGCGACTAGCATATCCGACGGGTCTTTCAGTGGAAGCTCTGCGATGTACGCTTTGCCGGGTGTTAAGAGGGCTGCACATTCTGCTGCTCCCTTTCGTCCGACATCGTCCATATCAAAACAGAAGACGACTTGTTCGTACCTGTCTAACCAATCGATAGCTTGAGCTACATATTTCTTAGCTGCTCCTGCTCCGTTCGGTACAGATACGACGGGCCACTTGTTATCCATAGCTTGAGAAGTAGATAACGCATCGATCTCTCCTTCCACTACAATGACACGACGACCACCGTCTCGCCACAGGTGCTGACCGTACAATCCAAGTAGCTCTCCTTTAATGTGGAACTTCTTGTTCGGTGTACGAATCTTTTGTCCGCACACTTTACCGTCCCGTGTTTTATAGTTAGCTATCTGTACAGGTTCGCCGTTGTACACACCACACCAGTAGCCCCACTTCCGACAAGTGTCTTCAGTTAGGCTGCGTCGTGCTATTGCTTGCGGTTCTCCTCGTATATAATCTCTCGGTGTTGGGGAGGCGGATACATTCTTCATTCGTCCAACGTGATTGTCGCAACTGAAACAGTGGGTGCTACCGTCGTCGT